CTGACAACGGCCTAACTGTCCTAAGCGAATAACTTAGTGATAGCTGGATTCCGTAACAACTTGCGCACGAGTCTAATACTGCGAGGCGTCTCAAAGAGACGTCGCTTCTGTAGTATAGTCTCGGTCAATACATCCATTCGGGGTAACCCCGCTGGAGATGTAATCCATGGTACTGAAAATGTCTCTGAAGGGAGTAACCCCTCTTGAACTCGACAAGCTTGATTAACATCTAAGATGTCCAAGCCTCCCGAGTTCAATTTCTCAGAAGCAAATTCACGGTGGTGAGGAAGAAGATGCAACTCCGGGCCGTAGTTAAAGGCTCGGATAGGATCATAATCTGATTCACCGTCTCGATAGCTAGTACCTTCATAGTTGAAGAACAATTCTTTATTAGAAGGATCGTCTAATAATGAAGGATAACTTTCGAGTATCATGGAAGACGTTCGATCGACTGTCCCACGGGAAGTATGAAACTGTGGACGAGGAGATACTTCGTCCAAAGCTTTCAGGAACCCGTAGAATAGTACGATCAACTCACCGTAATTGATCATCTCTTTATCATCTCGGAGAAAGTTGATTAGAGTATGATGAATATCAATGAGCTCACCCATCTTAGTCCCAGCAAAAGGTTTGGTCGGGTCTTTAGGCATCAGAGATGCGAAATAGGCCTCAACCGTATCTAAAGCGAGGGCATAAGATGCATGTCGAGCTCCGACTCTTCCAGAGTCAGATTTCAGAGATTGTAGAACACTTTCGCGCCAATTAAATTCTTCTTTACCACGAATGTGGTTAATAAAAGAACTTTGGTCGATTATGACTGCCTCTAGAGGGGCCCAAATTTCTTGGGCCAGCTCTAGTAACGCAGGAAGAACTTTACCTCGTATTAAAGTCTTCTCTACTAGCTTGTCGGGATGAGAGCTATAGTAATTCCAACCTCCAACAATATCTAGCCCCGCCAAAAGGCGCGTATAGACGTAAGTTAAAGGACTATCTCCGGTCTTGATCCATCCTTTGGATGGACCAGGCAGAAGTAGCATGGTCAGAATCTCTGAAAACCCGACAGGGAGTAAACCCTGTGAGAATGATTTCCGACCTATCTCGATTTGACGAGATGATACGACAGAGTGTCGGAAAGTAGTCGATAAAAACTTTGGGGAGTTGTAGTCAATAACTCCCTTCCGAATTAATCGAGCCAGGGATTCCGCTCGGGCAGACAAACTCGAGACGGCCACTTCCTCGCGAATCTGGATAGGGGAATAATTAATTTCCCCAACGATAATCTGGTTAGCAAAGTTAACCAGACTATCACGTTCCGGAGAGGCAAAAGAAGTGATCCCTTTATTGTTGATAGGAACCCCGTAGTCCTTACAGACTTCGAGATAAGAATCAGCAACTACTTTCCCGGCGATTGAAATATCATCACCGAGCACTAGGTAATCAAGAAATGGGAAAACCCCTACTCGACGAGCTGACTCTTGCACTAACCAATGATGAGTTAGGGCAAGGGCAGCCCAAGAAGAAAGGGCACCTATAGGCTGACCTCTAGTATACCGGATTTTCTTTCCTTCCGGGGTAAGAAAATCACGGTCGACTAAAAGAGAAGCCCACTGGGGAGTAATACGCCCTAACGGTTCTTCCATAATCAATCTAGTCAGTTCAAACGGAATTAAATCCGTCGCAGCTGATAGATCAAAAGAGAAGATATCTTTAGAGCGATGCTCCACAGCGAATCTTGATGTTTGACCTTCCTGGTCAAACGTGGCATCGCTAGGGATGGTTTTTAGGATAGAAAATATCCAATCATGTAACGGTTTTAAAGCCGACTGAGTAAAACCATCTAGAATAGCGAAAACCCGGACCTTACCAGCAGGCTCTGATTTAAGGGACAAACGTCCCAAAATAGGAGTCTCTGTTACAGCCCGGACTAAGATAGGGCTATCTGACATTCGCATCTTCACTCGAAGATCTTTTCCAGACAAGAAAGATTTAAGAGAGGAGTAGTAAAGGTCAAGTAGCTCTACTTGCTGCGTAGTGACCAGAAAATTTACCAAGTGGTTACATCTCTGAAGTGACCATGCATAGGCATCAAATGGGGCAGACAGGATAGAATTCGAGGCATTAGGACCAGAGGTCATAAGGCCGAGATACTTTCCTACTCCCCATTGGGGCCGAGAATGACTGGGGTTGATCCAATCCCAGAATTCTCGGTTTCCGATCTTATCGACCACAAGTCCTTCCTGAGGGGGTCTAGTAATAGTTTCGTAACTCGGCTGTGACGGAAACTTCACAGCCTTGTACATACTCAGAACTGACACCCAAAGGCGGATCGAGCGGTTGTCTCGATTTCGAATCTGACGTCTAACGTACACAGGTAAGAAACGAGGTAGCCCGTGAGTCAAAGCAAGGGGTGTGCCCAGAAATCGGGTACACGTTAGCTCATTACCGGCTAAATAGCTGTTAATAGCGAACACAGATACCTTAAGACGAAGGACCGCAGTGCGAATTCCTTCGTGTCGAGCTAACGATTCAAAATAACAGCCAACCTCATTGAGATTGCGCATTGTTATGGGATCCATTAACGGATAACCCAATCGTATCGACAGGATCTCACCCCACCGAACGATTAAGTTACGCAGCTTTCGCGGCGTTAAACCCTGGCCGTGGTCATCCACTTCAAAGTCAGGGAGCTTAAACGTGGAGTTAAAGCTTGAAAGGGGATTATGCCGAATGCTCTTAGGAGCATATGTATGATATGATCTAGATCCAGAGCCTCCGGATGAAAGATCAATCTTTCCCGGAACTGGCACCAGCGAAGGAGCGCTAACTCCCTTACTCTGTACTGG